GAAGCTCGGGGAATTTGTCAAACCTGCCGTAATCCGCGTAGAATGCGGTGATCGCGGGTGTAGCTCAATGGTAGAGCAGAAGCTTCCCAAGCTTACGACGAGGGTTCGATTCCCTTCACCCGCTCCATAGCAAAAAACAGTTTTTTCTTGCTACCAAACGCTCCACAAAATCCTCACCGCTCCACAAACCATCTGCTTGTCAGAGCACAAGAGTGCATTGATGACCCGAGAGGCATCTGATGAACGCGCTTAGCGAAGCCACCGACGAGCCCAGTGTCGCGGTCATACAGCGCATTGTTGCCTTCAACCTGGAGGTGGGCCTTTGATGCCTATGCTGGCCGTCAGGTTCACTGGCGTGATGACTCACGTCAGTCTGCTCTAGCTTGGTTAGAACTGTCGCTAGCTCCATCGTTGGGTCAGTCCATCAAAAAAAGCAAGACCAGGTGCTGATGTACTACATGCGTGATACACTTGCAGGATGAGCATCGAAAATTTATATCCCTTCGCCGGCACCCATGCTGTTCAGAGCGCAATTTTCGTTGTCGAGTGGACGGAGCCATTGAAGGCGGAGATTATTCAGGGCTTTTCTAAGCTCTCGGCCAAGTACAAAAATCAAGGGCTACCACACGTCCAGCATCAGCAACAATTCGAATTCAAAATCGATACTTTGCCTGGCAATGCCGGGCAGAGGGCTACTCAGGCCGGTATCCCGGCTGCAATTGTATTTGTACAATCTGATACCCAAGAGCAAGTCGTTAGAAGTGTGACTTTATCGAAAACGAGTTGCATGGTTGTCATTCCAGACTATACTCGATGGAATGATGTATATGCAGATGTCTTTAAATATCTCAGCATTGCTCTTGAGGAATTAAAGGGTGTGCGTGCGATTAGCACAGTCTCACTGCAGTACACTGATGTATTCTCGTGGAAAGATGATCCGGATAGCTTGAATTTGAGAGATGTGTTCTCAGATAATAATTATATACCAGCTACTATTTTTGAACGTAGAGGCTTATGGCATGTTCATCAAGGCAGTTTGGAGAATATAGCCGAACCGGTTAGTCACCGCCGCCTTGAAAATGTGAATGTGGACATGCTCGATACAGCTGGTGAGAGAGTGATTCAAATTGTAGGCGCTCACCGTGCGATGCTGTCCACACCGCTTTGGCAAGCTCATTTAAAGAATAAGGACACGCTAACTGGAATTTTTGAATCTTTACATGCTGCAAATAAGCGTGTTTTGACCAGACTCTTAACTCCAGCAGTGTGTGAAAAAATAAAATTAATTAATGTGGGGGAAGAAAATGCTAGCCGCTCATAAGTCGACCTTGTCCACTCATGCTCTTTCCACGATTCTGCTAGCTTCTGTTGTTGTGTGTTCGGGTGCGACTGCAAAGCCAGCGTGGACGCCGCCAAAGTTTGAGCCTCGGCAAAGTAATTTTAGCGAACCAACTAAAACAATGGCCGCTGAAACGAATATGCCTATTGTCAAGCCAATAGGTGATGTCGCGTTTCTTTCTCCCAAAAATCGTGCTATTCGTACATTGCAAAGTTATCATCCTGAAAACCCGTTGGGTGATATAAGTATTAACACTAATCCTGATCATATTGAAATAGCACAATCAATTATTCAGGCGCTTCCATCAGGGTTCCCGATCCCATGGGTTAATCGAAATGATGATGGTGAAGTTGGGCTCTATTGGGATGATGATAATGCATACGCCGACATAGATATTGATGGTGAAGGGGGCATTTCTTTTTATTCCAAGTTGAGATCTACTGGAGATGAGAATTTTGTGGATGAAATCGCACTAGAAGAATTTGATCAAAGGTGGATTTCCGATCATTTATCTTTGCTGCTGAAAAAATCTGCGGAGACCATAGCATAACTAAATGCAGCTTATCGAATTCTTTGAACAGAATACGGAAGGCAAAAAGTTTAAACTTCTAGCGACAAAGAGCGAAGCGGAATTGATCGCATTAGAGAAACTTACCGCTTCTCGTAATTCTCCTGGGCCGGTTGATGATGATGAGGTAGTATTTCACCAGATTCTTGATCCAACTAACCTTACGGAAAGCCGCGATGGCCTCAGTCCGAAATCTTTTGATACTGCAACAGGTATCGGAATGTCGGTAAATCGGCTTAAATATGCAACTCTAAATGAGATGAAGGTTTTGGGGGAGGCGCGAGCTGCAGCTTTTAATGCTAATTTTCCAGAAAACCCGCAGCCTCGATCTTTTTGGGGACTTGTTCCTATAGATGTTGCTGTGGTCAGATCTTTGGTTTCGAAAGTTACAAATACGCGCGGGTTGTTTGTTTTTGACACTGCACTTCCTAACGACATCTCGCATGCAGATATTGCTCAGTTGACCCGCGATGAAAGAAGATTTCGAGCAGTAAGGCTGGAACTCTACGACATTGTAAAAGGCTCAGCTTTTCGATGCGAGTAACATTATTTATTTATTTTGTTGGCGTCACTATCTTGCCTCTTCGCAGATAGTGGCGTTGTGTCGTTTTAATACTGTCATGACCGAGTAGGTCCCGTGCAGCCTCTTCACCTCGTCCATCCGCAGTATCGTCTGCAGCCTTTGCTCGCAGGTCATAGAAACGAAATTCCTTGATAGCCTTGGCTAGCCCTGGAGTCTTTACTGCAGCCGCCGTCCTAGCTTTATCGAACTGTGATCGTAGCGTCGGTGCTGTAAGTCGCTTCCCATGTTCATTAACCAGAAGAGCGGCAGTCACAACATTGTGGCCAGCCTTCCGCGCCTCAATGCGCTCGAGTAGCGTGGCTAGTTCGCCAACCAGTCTGATGCGTAACGGCTGCTTGGTCTTTTCTTGGGTAACGATGAGATGGCCGTCGACCATGTCATGCACCGTCATTTTCAGCGCATCCGCCGGCCGCTGGCCGGTCAGGTACGCCAGATCCATCGCGTCCTGCAGTGGCGCACTCGCGCTGGCCCAGACAGCCTTGTAGACCACATCGCTGATGTACACAGTCCGCTTTTTTAACGAGTAACCTTGGATACCTCCGCAAGGGTTTGGCAGATCTGTGTAGCCCCAGCCGCGCGCGTGGTTCCACATTGTCGAAAACACGCGCTTGCATCGGTTAGCGGTGGTCGGCTTGTCCGCGTGGTCTTCCAAAAAATTCTTAATGTGCATCGGTTTGATCTGACTGAGCGGCGCGTTTGAGAACGATTCGAGCAGATGCTTAATGTCTGACCTGTACATTCGTGCCGAGCTGGCCGCCAGCTTCGGAATGACATCGATCAGGTAGCGCTTTTCGAGATCTGCAAACGTCGCGCCTGCGGTCGGTGCCACGACAATGTTTAGCTCCGCGTACTTCTTCAAGGCCAGAATATAGTCATCACCGAGCGCGACTTCCTTTCGCTTCCCGTCGGGTCCCTTCTGGTACATGTAGAAGTAAGCCTTGCCACTGCGCTGCACACGGGGATGCATGTGCGGTGGCATGTTTAAATTACGCGTGTTTTTTCTGCCCATCATTCCGCCTTGGCATTACCCATTTATTCTCGAGAGGTGCTTCCCTACGGCCTTCTACAGCAGCGATAGTGACGACCGGCTCCCCAATTGCATTCACCCAAAACGGCAGGCCCATTGTTCGCAGTGCATCGATCTGCTTTGTCTTCCGCCGACGGCCCGTTAGTCTAACGACTGCGTCAGTTGTCAGGAACGTATCCATTTTGCGTGTCCTTATTTGCTGTCGCAGGATTGTTCCATCGCTTGCTTGACATCGATCGCGACGTTTCGTCCGAGTGGCTTACCACATTCGCACTTGACGGCAGCACCCGCCCGGATTTGCTCGTTGGTGACGACGCTGGCGGCGGTAAGGTGCATGTAGTTGTGTCGGAGCAGTGCAGCCCGATACTGCGCCACCGTCTGGAACCCTGCGACGTACGCGTCGTCTGCGATCAGGTCGCGCAGCGACCGCTGCGGCGGGGTGGTTGTTGGTTTCGTCATGCTGTCTTCCTTTCTTGGGCTGCGTGTTGAATTTGAATATGGCTGCTGTCGATGGCGCCCGGCTTGCCGGCTAGATAGACCGTCATCGAGATGCGCCCGCCGTCGCGGTTCGCGGTCAGGCACGTGATGAATTGGTTCAGGCCTTCGTAGACGACAGGCCGGCAGCAGTGCATCGACTTGAGCAGGAGGAGGTGATGTCGGTATGCATCGGCGTCGTTCGGCTCGTCCTGGTTGTTCGGTACCGGGCCGGTCACGCCGCCTCCTCAACCTGGTCGGTGGCCTTGCGCGCGCACGTCGCACACGCGCCGTACTGCGTCAGTTGCTTGGCCGTGACGACCTTGCCGCATGCGCACCGGCGACGGCGAAGCGAGACTGGTGGCGTCGCTGCAGTGCGCTCGCGGTAAAGGTCGGAGCTGATCCGGCTCGGGGTTCCCCAGCTGCTCATACGTTTATTTCTCATTCGTTGGTTGGGCGGTGGCCACGGTGAAGAACGTCTCCACCTCGGCCACCGCCTTGTTGAACCGCTGCACCGCCAGGCGATGCAGCGCCGCGTCGATATCGACGATGTTCTGGCGTAGCACCGTGGCTTCCTCAGACTCCACGGTGATGTGGCGCGACTGTTCATACCGGTCGCAGATGGTGTTCATAACGTTGGTGCCGCGATCGAGCAGGGCAGAGGCCATGCCGGCGCGGCTGAGCGAGGCCAGCATCTTCGACAGCGTGTTGTAGGCGTCGATGCTCGGGTGTTCGATCAGCGACTCACCCGCCATGCGGATCTGCAGGGCCAGCCGGTCGCGTGTCTCGGTGACCATCGGCACGTTGGCTTTGGGTTGGAAGACGACAGGGCGCTGGTGGCGGCGCATGGCGGTACGGGTCATGGCTGTAACAAATCCCGGTTGCCGTTCGATTGCATCGGCGACACGACGACTGCCATCTCCATCGCCTCGAGGAGGCGGGCTGCGCGGTTGTAGCCAACTCGCAGGTGACGTTGCACAAGCGAGATCGACGCACGCTGGTTCGCGCGCACGATCTGCACAGCACTCTCGTAGAGCGGGTCGTCGCCGTCGTCAGGGTGATGGTCAGCAACTGGCTGCACATCGATGGCTCGGGTGGCAGCGTCATCGCAAGCGGAGTCCAGTGCTTTGCTCGTCACGTCGGCCTCTCCGCCGAGTGCGTCTACGATTGCCGCCAGTAGCTGTGCCAGTTCGCCTGTCATCAACGTGACGTCGTTGTCGAAGCGCTCGTCATCATTGTGGGTAGCGTTGGAGCCTTCCGTGATCACCGCGAGCGGCTTGATGCCCCTGATCGCCAGCGATTCAGTTAGCACGAAGCTAATGCGGTCGTTCCATGTCATGGCCAGGCGCGTGCACTGCTTGCCGGCTGCGATGTGGCGCCCGGTATCGTCTGGGTCCAGCGTGTGATTAACGTAACGCACTGCGGCGCGGCTCTCACCGGTGGCGCGCAGCTCGGTGTCTTGGTCGATGGTGAAGCCGTGCGGCGCTTCGTCGGCTTCCAGCCAGCCGGTCATCACTGCCACCGGCGAACGCTGCACGCGCAGCGATTCCAGCGGCATCTTGTCGACTGCCTTGAGCAGCAGCTTCACGACATCGTCTGCCTTGGCCGGGCTGGCTGCATCGACCACGAGCCAGCCATTGACCGGGTCGATCCAAGTCCAGGCATTAGTGCGCAGCGTGAAGGCGCGCGGCAGTAGTTCGTCGGCAACGCGCTCTTTCAGTTCCTTCATGGCTTTTTTGCCTGGCGGGAAGCCCTGCGCTTCTTCCATCTCAGCCGCCTTGGCTTTGGTCACCTGGTTGATGACCGATGTCGGCAGCAGCTTCTTTTCAGTGCCAAGCATGATCAGCATCTGCTTGTTGACGATATGGACCAGGCCGCCGTTTGGGCGAGGCGCATCCCAGCCTTGGCGCAGTAGCTCGTTGCTGGCGGCAGGTACGAAGCTTTGTGGCTCAAGAGCGGCTGCAAGCTGTTCGGGCGTGAAGAACCATGGAGCAGGCAGACGATAGACCTGTAAGTTTTTGAACCACATTACGCGGCCTCCACGTGCTGTAGATCGTTGACTGGGACGCGCCATGGCGCGCTGTCGAGGGTGCCAGTGACGCGCACGAAGGCGATGCGGGCACCGTCGCCGATGTCAGTGAGAATCTCGGCGACGATGCCTTGCTGCGGGCCGGCTTCGCTGTCGAACTGGACAAACGAGCCGGGGCCAATGGTCTTGCGATTCATGGTGGTCCTTTAGGTAGTGGTGGAATGGGTTGCTGCGGCGGCGAGCACCGACAGAAGGTCGTTGCTGTGCTCTGCCATCGCGGGCACTTCGAAAATGATGGCGAAGCCTTGCGCTACGTCCGGCGGCTGGGCCCCTGGATAGGCAGTCATCGTGCTGTTGGCGACAAGCCAGGCCAGCATCTGTTTGTCTGTCACCTTGGCACTGCAGGCCAGCGCCTTCGGCGTGACCTTGTCCTTGCCTTCAGCCTTGGCTTGCTCGACCCGGTCGCGAATGACAGCTCCGGCGCGGGCGCCGTGCTTTTTGACCATCTTGAGAGCAGCGGTGCCCGAAAGCTGGCCAGCGTTCACCGCCTGATGCACGTCGCTGTCCGCCTCGGCCAACTGGATCATGTCTTTGACGTGCTGGACCGACTTGCCACGACGGTTCGCGATCTGCGGTTCGGTCCAGCCGAAGCCAAGCAGCTTTCGGTACTGGACGCCGAGCTGTAGCGGCGTGAGCGCCAGGCCGGATGCGCTGTTGAGCATGTGCGCGACGCGGTCGGCGTCATTGCCACGGAAGTGGCGACAGTCCAGCGCTTTGATCTCGAAGCCGTCGGCAATCGCTTTGAGCGCGGCGGCGTGGCGGTGGTGACCGTCAACAATCAGGATGTGACCGTCGTCCACGCGTACCTCGAGCGCCGGAAACGTGGCGCCGTTGCGCATGGCCAGCGACATCTCTGCCACGTGCTTCGGATTCAGTGGGCGCGCGTTGAAGCCTTCCTCGGTCTCCAGGAGGTGTGGCGCGACGGCAAACGAGGTCACCTTCGACACGTCGTCGCCGTGAATCTTCTTCTCGGCGGCGACCTTGAGCGAAACGAAGGCATTGTTCGGGGGCTGGCTGTTCGGTGTAGTCATTGGGTGGTCAATCGTGGTCGTTGGCCTGCAGCTTCTTCACATCGATCCGCGCGCGGCGCTGCATGTGCCGGCGGGCGAGAGCCTCCAAGATGATCTTGAGGGCCGGGTGTTCGAGCATCTCGTCCAGTCGGGCGTCCGTGAGAAGCCGGCGGTGCGCAATTTCAAGGGACGCTCGATCGGGCGAGATGCGTTGCATGGTCAGCTCACGTGCATCCGATGATGGCGCGCCAAGCGGATCGACTGAGCGAACGGCATGCCGATGAAGCGGTAGTAGCGGTAGAGGCACAGGAAGCCCATGACTACCCCCAAGACCGCGCTGGAGCGGGCATCGGAATCGGATTGAGCAGCGGTGCGGCGCACGGCCGGGTCGGGGGAGGCATGTCGAACAGGCCCCAAATCATCGCGTCGAGCTCGTGGTCGCCGAGCGACTCCATGCTGCCGGACAGGCGCGCGACGAATGCAGTGACACGCAGCTCGGCGTTGGTCGGCGCGTCTGCGCTTGCCTGGGCGACGCAGTTAGCAATGGCCGTGCGGATGGCGGCGACGGTAATCATCAGCCTGCCTTGGCCATGACGGTGATGCCGCAAGGGACGTCCGCAAACTTAGTTGCAGCGTCTTCGAAGGCGTCAGCTGACGATGCGGCAATCGCACTGAACACGTGCGCGGTGCCGGCGGTACGGACGGTGACTTGGTAGGTGTTCATGTGCGCTCCCTGTAAAAGAGAACGCATTATTACATACGTATTTTGATAGCTCAATACATTAGTAATAAATTCGGGCGAAAAAAAGCCGCATCGGTGCGGCTTGCCTTGGTCAGGTCAGAGAGTTGTCTCGTTTTACTTTGGCTTCCGTGCAAACATCATCGATCAGTGCACGGATGTGTTGTTTCTTCGGGAGCTGCCGAGCGAACACGACGCCCTGACGGTCCCTCATTTCAAGGTAGCGGACTTTGCAATTTACGACTGCTGTGTATGGTGTTCGATCTGCACCCTTCGGGCCACCTGTGAAGAGCGGAAATGATCGCAAGTCGGCATTCGCACGCAGTTCAGAGGGAAGATAGCAAAAATGCTTCCGGGTATTGGGCTCTTCGCGGCACGATAACGTTGCTGCGATGGCGGGGACTGTGACCGAGACAGCTATAAGAGATAGTGACTTGAGAAATAGTTTCATTAGATTTGGTCCGTCTCTCTGCGAACTACTTTCCCTACCACAATGCATTCCTTGCCACGGCAGAGGCGACGGGTGTATTTCGGCAACGGATTGTCAGAGCTAAGATACCACTGCCCACCTTCACGAATCAGCCTCTTTATTACTGGCTCTCCTTCGTAGTTGACCGCGTAGACCTCACCATTTACCAGTAAAGTGTCGGCTGTATTCACGATCACCAAGTCGCCAGCAACTAGGTTGGGTTCCATGCTCTCACCCTTGATTTCAATTGCCAAGAGGTTCCTCGGGTTAAGGCTCTTTTTCTCCAGCCAACGGGTGGGCACATCCCACATCCCTCCGTCCTGGTCATCCAGCTCAACTTGGAAGCCGGTAACTCCAGCGGACAACTTGATATTCGCTACCTTTGGAATCCTTGTGCGAGATGGATGATCCGGGCCATTCGCTGGGATGGGCAGTGCTCCAGGCAAAAGGGCGACTGACGCTGTGTCTGGCTGTTCATCATTGAACGGCGCGCCTCTCCCATCTGCAAGCCAATCTGGCGCCACCCCTAACGCCATGGCGAGCTTAGTGAGACTTCTTGAAGTCTTTGTCCGTCCCGACTCAAGGTGCGCAATGCTCCCTTGGGTTACACCCGTCTTGGTGGCCAAATCTTGTTGAGTGAAATCAGCCCCGTCGCGTGCGGCTTTTTGAGCACGAGCCCAAATTAGACGTTCTTGCAAAGTTTTCATATAACGATTGTAATGAACAACATCATTACAAAGGTATTGAAGATGCTCAATACGTATGTAATAATGGGGCATGGACATCCAAAAAATCACTGCCGATCTCATCGCGACTGGGTTGACTCAAGAGGCGCTGGCCGCGCTAGTCAAGTGCAGCCAGCCCACCATCAGCCACTTTCTAAAAGGAAGCCGAGGATCACGTCCTTCGCTTCTGATCGGAAATCGTTTGCTTGAACTTCATCACGAGCGAGTGGTGACGGTAGGCGGTACGGATCGCGTCCGGCGTAAGGATGACCAGCTTTCTGCGCCCAGCGTGACGTAACGGCAGTACCACAATCACCGATGAGCTAGTTTTCGCGCACCCTCGACGGGTCCGAGTTGGCTTTTTTGTGTTCAAAATATTGCACATGGGAAATAGTATTTTTGGAAATGGTTCTGAATACTAAGCCGCTTGCTCGAAAAGAAATACCCAAGAATCGGAAGGAAACACTATGGAACTCTTGCCGTCTTATCAAGAAATGATAAAGGTGCACGGCTGGAACGGCACCGCAGCGACCCTTGGCATGACCAGGTCGCAGCTGGAAGCGCGCGTGTACGAAGTCAAAGGCTCCGGCATGCGCGTCGACACTGCGTTGCTGATCCAGGCACATGCTGGCACAACGCACTTCGCACAGGCAATTGCAGCCGCGAGCGGCGGCGTGTTTGTTGAGCTTCCCAGCGGCGACGGTGCGACCGGCGAAGCGCTGCAAGATAAGTTCCACGAGTTATACACCGAGCTTGGCCGCTTGTCGGGCACCTATACCAAGGCGATCGAGGACAACGAGATTGACCGCCGCGAGCGGTCTGAGCTCGAGGACATCTCGCAACAGATGCACAAGACCATGAAAGAGCTGATGGGCTTGATGTTTCAAGTTTATTGCCGCCCGACCGTGGCCGGCGTCTCACCGAATCAATCTAATGACAGCTGATCAGCAACCGGCTGGGCCAGTCGCCCCGGCTCAATGGGATGCGTGCGACGACCAGCCGGTCGAGCGCACCCCGGAAGAAAAGGCGCGCATCCTCGCGCGCCTGCAATGCATGCTGGCCCAGCTTCGCGCATCGAACGGAGACGACCATGGCAACACTTGACCAGGTCATCGAACAGATGAAGGCAGAAGGCCTGCCGACGCTGCCTGACGGGCATCCTGTCCTCAATGGCAAGGTCAACCGCTTCGGCCCGAAGAAGAAGGCTTGGTACGTCCTGCGCGAGCTCGACTTGCGTTCGGGCCGCCGGGTCGTCACTGGCGCCTTCGGCGTGTGGCAGGGCCAGAGCCAAAATGCGATTTCGGTCACGATGGACTGGGCAGGCGTCACGGCCGAAGAGCGTGCGGAAGCCGAGCGCAAGCAGGCCGACATTGAGCGCGCCGAAGCTGAACGCAAGCAGCGTAAATCGGAAATGGCTGCCAGCCGCGCGCGCATGGCCTGGGCCGCAGCTGCCGAAAGCGATCAGCCCTCGGCCTACCTAGCGCGCAAACGCGTCGGCAGCGAGAAGACCCGCGTCGATGCCGATGGCGTGTTGCTCGTGCCGGTCTACAAATACAGCGAGGCGGGCGCCACGCTGGTCGGCCTGCAGCGCATCCAGCCGGATGGCGAGAAACGTTTCAGCGCCGGCATCGATATGGCTGCTGGCTGCTGCCTGCTGGGCAAGACGACGGAAGCTCCTGCTCTGATCGCGATCGGCGAGGGCTATGCCACTTGCGAAACCGTTCGGATGGCCACCGAGTTCGACATGCCCGTCATGGTGGCGTTCAACGCGGGCAACCTGCTGCCGGTCGCCAAGCGTCTGCGCGCCGACTTCCCCGCCGCCCATCTGCTGTTCCTGGCCGATGATGACATGCGGGTGGTGGCGCGCCTAGCCGAGTCCCTGCTGGCCGACTTCGATGTCGAGTGGACGCCCATCATTGACGGCGCGGATCACGAGCTCACGTCGACCAAGGGCGATATCGTGCGCGTGCGCGCGACCTGGCGTGAAGATGGCGCCGGCACACCCTACGTCGAGGCCGACTTGCGCGCGGGCCGCATGGTGCGCCTGCTCAAATTCGAGAACGCTGGCGTGTCGCGATCGCGTGCTGCAGCCCGCGTCGTCGGCAATGCCTCGGTGGTCGTGCCGACGTTCGTGGCACGTGCGGCCGACAGCAAGGATTCGGACTTCAACGACCTGTACCTGGCCGAATCGCTCGACGTGGTGCGCGACCAAGTGCAGGCCGCGCGCTCCCTCGCCCTCACGATGGCGCAGACCGCAACGCCAGGCCTCACAAACGACGAGCCGCCGGCTTACCTGGACGATGTGCCAATGCCCGACGCGCCCGCTGTCGAGACGCCCATCGACGTGGCCACCTCCATCCGCGTGCCAACGCTTGAAGTACTGCTCGCGCACATGCAGCTGATCTACCCGACGACGGACATCTGGGATGGCCTGCGCAAGCAGCGCCTCAAGAAGTCAGCATTCGCCGCATGGGTGGGCAAAGACCTCGCCAGCGCGTGGGAGAAAGATGTAACGCGCCGCACCATCCTTCGCGAATCCCTCCCCACCCTCGTTGGTGGCAAGGCAGTCGAAGGCGCAGGCGGCGGCAAGCTGGGCGAGATGCTCGACAACCTCACGCTCCTGCGCGGCACCGAGACGGTTTGGGATGGCATTGGCCAGCAGGTCATGTCACTGGGCGCCGTGCGCGCCGACTACACCGCTGAGCTCACCGGCAAATGGCAGGAGCATGCCCAGCGCAAGACGATCGAGGCACGCAACCTAGTGTTTGATCCGACGCAGCAGGCCGACCCGGTCAGTCACGTCAACATCTTCCTCGGCTGGCCGCTGACGCCCAAGCAGGACGACGCGCTCGTCGGCCCGATCCTCGCACTCCTGGCCTCGCTGTGCGATGCAGAGGACAGGGCCGACGAGGCCATGGAATGGATTCTGCGCTGGCTTGCGTACCCGCTGCAGCACCCGGGCGCCAAGATGCAGACCGCGTTGCTGATGTTCGGCGAGAAGCAAGGCACCGGCAAGTCGCTGTTCTTCCAAGACGTGATGCAGCCGATCTATGGCGACTACGGCACGGTGGCCAGTCAGCACCAGTTGGAGTCGAGCTTCACTGCCTGGCGCAGCCGCAAGCTGTTCGTGCTGTTCGAGGAGGTGCTGTCGCGCGACGACAAGTACTCCCACAACGGCACGCTCAAGTACATGATCACCGGCAAGACCACCTCGATCAACGAGAAGAACCTGCCGCTGCGCGACGAGCGCAACCACATGAATGCGACGTTTCTCTCGAACGAGCCGCAGCCGATCCCGATCGAGCTGGAAGACCGGCGCTTCATGGTCATCGAGGCGCGGCGCAAGCAGGACCCAGCGTTCTATGCCGACGTGCAGCGTTCCATAGCAGCCGGTGGCATCCAGGCGTTCTATCACTTCCTGCTGAACCTGCCGCTCGACGGCTTCAACGAGCACACCAAGCCGCCGATGACGCTGGCCAAGGAGCGCGTGATCGAGTTCGGCTTGGCCGGATGGATGTCGTTCCACCGTGCTTGGAAGGACGGCTACCTGGACGCACCGTACACGTCGTGCCTGTCTGAGGATCTGTACATCATCTACAAGCGGTGGTGCGACAAGAGCGGTGAGAAGCCCCTGACGCTGTGCAAGTTCGCCGGCCTGATCGGTAGTCGCGAGACGAAGTCGAAGAAGAGCGTCGCGGTCGACAGCAAGCACAAGAAGACCCGAATGGTGTTCGTGGTGGACAACCCCGATTTCCCGCACCCATTGGATGAGCAGATCGCCAAGTTTAGGAAGCTCGGCGACGTTCGTGCGGACCGGGCATTGCAGGGTTGATCAGGGTAGGGAACAAACCCTGCAAGCCGGAGAGCCAGTCTCCATGCGGGTTTCAGCAGGGTATGCAGGGTTTGCGGGGTTTAGCGCACGTGGGTGCGAAAAGATGTTGGTGTGCTGGTGTGTTTTTTTTGATGCTCACATCTAAAACAACCCTGCAACCCTACATACCCTGCCAAGAGTCAGTATCCATGCGGGTTCCAGACTTGCAGGGTTTGAATAACAGGCTGCAAAGCCAGAAAAAGGAGTGAAACGATGCGAATGAATCTGCGAACCGACTTCCCGGCTGTGGCCGCACGGATCGAGGAGCTGGGCCGACGCGGTCCGATCGTGGCTGCCATCGCGCTGACCCGCACGGCCAAGGATGTGCAGGCCGCGATCAAGGCCGAGATGCGCTCGGTATTCGATCGTCCAACGCCTTACGCGCTCAACGGCACGTTCCTCAAGCCTGCCACCACGACTAGCCTCGAGGCGCGCGTCTGGGTCAAGGACAACCCGTTCGGCAAGGGCACGCCGGCTGACCGATTCCTCGGCCCGCAAATCTTCGGCGGCAACCGTGGCCTCAAGGGCATGGAACGCCTGCTGCAGGCCAACGGCATGATGCCGCAGGGCTGGTTCGCCATGCCTGGTGACGGCGCCACGCTCGATGCGAACGGCAACGTGCGCCGCGCCCAGATCACCCAGATGCTGTCGCAGCTGAAGGTGCAGCGTGGAGCTGGCCACGAGTCGCGCGCATCGGGCAGCACGCGGTCGAATCGGACCATTGCGCGCCAGGGCGTGACGTACTTCGTACTGCCGAACGGTAACCGCGGCCTGCCACCAGGCGTCTACATCAAGCGCCGCTTCGCACATGGCACGGCGATCAAGCCGATGTTCGTGTTCGTGCAGCAGGCGCAGTATAAGACACGCCTGCGCTTCCACGAGATCGGCCAGGCCACCATCGAAGCCAAGTTCTCTGGGCACTTCGACGCTGAATTTAATCGCCCGCGCCCGGGCTCAACCTGACACCCCCCCCCCGGGGGTTAGGTTCTTTCTGGAGCAGGGCTAGCAAGGGTAATTCAGGCCACGTCATCGCACTAGCAGAACCCAAAAACATTTCCTGACAACTGACCTTACAACGAAAAAATATGACGCAAAACCTGACAACTGTCGCCGAGTGGGCAAAGCTGCAAGGCATCTCGCGCCAGTCCGCATACGACGCGGTGACCAGGTGCAGCATCCCGGTGGCCGATGGCAAGGTCGACCCGGAGTACGCGACGCACCTCTACAAAAAACACACCCGCCCGCGCGCGAACGGCCAACGCCCTGACTCTATGGCAAGTGGGGCGCAGCCCAACACCCCGGCGGGTACGGGAGGTCCGGAGTCTGTGACCAAGGTCCCGGGGTACGACAGCAGCCGTGCGCGCCGGGAGGCAGCGGAGGCAGCAGCTGCCGAGATCAAGCTGGCCGAGATGTCGGGTCGGTTCCTGCTCAAGGACGACGTGGATTCGGCTGTGTTCGAAGCGGCTCGCTCGCTGCGCGACGGTCTGCTGAACTGCGCCCGTCGCATCGCTGCTGACGTGGCGCCGTTGCGTACCGCCGAGGAGTGCGAGGAAGTGATCGAGCGCGAGCACCGCATCCTGCTCGAAAGCTTGGCGCACGCATTTAACGAGCGTCTCGACGTCCAGCTCGAGGAGCACGCCGGATGATTGGCCTCGCATCAGCTGCCATCATCGTGCGCCCGGCGATCGCGCGCGGGCTCCAGCCTGACCCGAACATGACGGTTGACGAATGGTCGGACCTGCACATGGTGATCCCGAAAGAGTCGGGCGCCAACGAGGCGGGTAAGTACCGCACTGACCGCACGCCGCACGCGCGCGAGGTGATGCGCGCGCTGTCTGACAATCGCCCGTGCAAGACCGTCGCCCTGATGGGTGCTTCACAGATGCTCAAGACGCAGGTCGGCCTGAACTGGTTCTGCTCGACGGTGCATCAGTCGCCAGCCAACTTCCTGTGGATCATGCCAACCGGCAAGCTGGCCAAGCGCACCAGCGCGCGGGTGAGCAAGACCATCGCCGCCGTGCCGCCGGTACGAGAGCGCGTGGCCGCGCCGCGTTCGCGTGATTCGGTCAACACGCTCGACACCAAGGAATACATCGGTGGCGCGCTGTACATCGTCACCGCCGGTGCGGCCGCCAACCTGTCCGAGATCCCGGCGCGCCGCGTGTTGTTCGATGAGGTCGACCGCGCCAACGCCAACGTGAACGGCGAGGGTGATCCGGTCCAGCTGGCGAAGGCGCGCCAGACGTCGTTCGAGCGCAATCGCAAGAGCTACTTCCCCAGCTCGCCGACGATCACCGGCCAGTCGATCATTGAGAACCTGTACCTGCAGGGCACCCGCCAGGAGGCGCTGGCCGACTGCGTGCACTGTGGCCACGAGCAGCCGCTGGTGTTCGAGCGCCTCGATGAGGACGATGCTGGCCAGGCGATCTATCCGTGCAGCGCGTGCGGCGCCTTTATGTATGAAACCGACAAGAACCGAATGTTCGCTCGCGGCGCTTGGTCGGTCGGCGTACCTGGTGATGGGGAGACGGTCAGCTTCACGATCAGCGCGATGTTCGCACCGTACGGCTGGCTTACCTGGATTGCCCTACTGCGCGAGTACCGTGCAGCCCGAGCCAAGCTGGACGAGGGCAGCGAAGAGCTGATGATCGTGTTCTACAACACGCGCCTGGCGCGGTGCTGGGAGCGAAAAAAGGAACAGACCAAGGCCACAGAACTCAAGGCCCGGGCCGGCGGCTATAAGCTGGGCACGGTGCCGATGAAGGGCCTAATCCTGACCGCCGCTGTCGACACGCAGCCTGACCGCCTCGAGCTCAAGGTCGTGGCTTGGGGCGAAGGCATGGAAGACTGGATCATCGACTACCAGGTGGTGTCAGGTTCGCCCACCGAGCAGGCGACATGGGACGCGCTCGACGCACTGTTGCTCGGTCGGTACCAGCACGCCGGTGGACGCATGCTCGGCATCGCCGCCACGTTCGTTGACTCAGGCGGTGCCAATACGCATGACGTCTACAACTTCACACGTACGCGCCAGCACCGCCATATCTACGCGATCAAGGGACATTCGACCTACAACAAGCCGATCCTCTCTGCCAAGCCAACGCTGGTAGACGTGAACTGGATGGGCAAGGTCATGCCGCACGGCGCAAAGCTGTGGCTTATCGGTACCGACACGGCCAAGGATTATCTCGCCGGCCGCTACAAGGTGGTCGAAGGCCCGGGCGCAACCCACTTCCCGGACGGCCTGCCAGATGATTACTACGACCAGCTGACCGCCGAGTACAGCATCACCGTCTACAAGCGTGGCCGCAAAGTCACCGTGTGGGAGAAGAAGAAGAGCGCCCGCAACGAGGCTGGTGACTTGATGGTCTACAACCTGGCCGCCGCGCAGTACCTCGGCCTGCACAAGAAAACTCCCCACCAGTGGCAGCTGGTGCGCGAGAAGGTCAACCCTGTCACGTCCGACCTGTTCCACGATGCCGACCCGGTCGACCAGCCAGCCCCGGATGGGGACCAGCCCGCTACTGCAATCACGCCACTACCAACTACAACAGCGCAACCAGCTCACGAACCATGGAAACCGAAACCGCCCTCGACCCCATCACCCCACCAGCGCCGGCCAGTCGGGAGGCAGTGGTGACCGCTGCGCTGCTTGACAACGCAGACCTGATCGACACCATCTTCGATTTCATCGAGCGAGAATTCCCAGAGATGCGCCAGCGTGCGCCTGCGCTCAAGCAGCTCGCGCGTCGTGAGTTCGCTGGCATCCTGACCTACATCCCTCGACGATCACAGTACGAACGTGAGCGCATCGCCGCAGAGGTTGCTGTGCTTTTCACCGGGCGCAACGTGGCGGAGGTTGCGCGCAAGCTCGGCATCAGCACGGCGTCGGTGTACCGAATCATTAAGAAGCCGGGCAGCAAAAAATAATTCTCAAGTTTTAAAGAATCAAAACAGCTATGCCGCTACCGTGGGCGGCATGGCTATCTCCCAATCAGACATTGACGCACTCGACGCCGCGATCGTATCCGGCGCGCTCTCGGTCGAATTCGACGGGCGGCGCATTACCTACCAGAACACGGCGCAGCTAATCGCTGCCCGGGCGCATGCGGTGCAGGTCCTCAGCGGTAGCCTCCGGCGCACCGTTCCTTACATCTTTGGCTACCGCTTCACAACGAGCCGGGGCGACTGATGGAGAACTTCATCGATCGCGTCATCGGCTTCGTCAGCCCGCAGGCCGGCATCGCGCGACACTTTGCGCGCCGCCAACTGCAGCGCGCGTACGAAGCTGCCAGCCCACGCGACACCTGGCGCCCACGCCGGGCTGGCGCGAGCGCGAACGCCGATCACCAGGCCGATGCCAAAGCGCTGCGCAGCAAAGCGCGCGCTTTGGTGCAAAACGTTCCGTACATTTGGGCTGGCATGGATGGCCTGGCAGTGGCGACAGTCGGCGCGGGCATCATCCCGCGTGCGACTGGACTCGAGAAAGAAAAGATCAACGAGCTGCTCACTGCCTGGTTCAAGGTGTGCGATGCCGATGGGCGCTTTGACTTCTTTGGATTCGTGAAAGCCGCCTACGTGGCCATGGAGCAGGATGGTGAAGTGCTGGTGCGCATGCGCACGCGCAGCGCTAGTTCGCGCATGGCTGTGCCGCTCCAACTACAGCTGCTTGAAATCGACTGGCTCGACAGTGCCCGGGCGGGCACACTCAACGGCAATTCGATTATCAACGGCATCGAGTACGACTTGCTCGGGGCAGTGGCCGCGTACTACCTGTGGGACCAGCACCCCGGCGATGTCGCCGCTGTACGTGGTCGGTCGCAGAGTCAGCGCGTTCCGGCGAACCAGATCATCCACCTTTTCAATCCGGACCGCCCGGGGCAGGGTAGGGGCTTCACGAGGCTGGCACCAGTGATCGCACGCGTGCGCGACCTGCAGCTGTATGAAGACGCCGAGATGTCGCGTAAGAATCTGGAATCTCGGTTGTCGGTGCTGGCCAGTGGCGATATCAGCGGCGCGGAGAACCCGGCCAGCATGGGCAACGCAGGCGAGGGCCAGTCAAGCAACCATCACGACCTGGGCGAGCTGGGCGGCGGCAACATCGTCGGCATGCCGCCAGGGATGAACTTCACGGTCATTGAACCGAAGGCCGCGCCAGGCTACGTCGAGTACGTCAAGTTTCAGCTACACCTGATCGCCGCCGGCATCGGTGTGCCGTATCACTTGCTTACCGGTGATATGAACGAGGTTAACTTCAGCAGCGCCCGGGTGCGGCTGTTGGACTTCCGGCGCGCTGTTACCCAGATGCAGTGGCTGACCCTGATTCCAAAGCTGCTGGTGCCCATCCATGATGCATTCGTTGAGCATGCGTACTTGGCTGGCCAGATCAAGTCGCGCGACAAGGCGGTCGACTTTAGCCCACCGAAGTGGGATTACGTGAACCCTGAGGCGGACGTGAAAGCCGACCTTGCCGAGATCAGTGGTGGCCTGTCGAGCTTCAGCGAAAAGCTGCGGCAGCGCGGCTACGACCCGGAGGTCGTGTACACCGAGCTCGCGAAGGACATCGCCAGGCTGAAGGAATTGGGCATTCTCGAAACGATGCTGTTCATGCAGCGTGGGAATATGCCGACGCCGCCCGCCGAAAGTGCTGCCAAATGACGCACCTGCATATGACCACGGCCGTCTCTAACATTCGCGTATATGACGCGCCGGGCGGCTACGAGGCGCGTCGAGCGTACCTAGGAATCATCACGGTGAGCCACCTAACCGACACCACCGTGTACGTGCACGGTGCCGTCGGACAGATCGATCGTGTGACATACGAGTGCGCACTGAACATGCTCAGCGACCTCGGCGTCACCAAGGTGATGTACGAACGCCGCGGGCAAATTAAAACCATCAAGCTATAAGGCACGGAATGAATTTTGCAGGCCGTTTGAAATTAACCGCTGCCGGTACGGGCGCCGCAATTTATAGTCAGGTGTCGTGATGGGTACTGACGTCGTTAATCCCACAATTACAATCGCGCCATCCAAGATGGCAGTCAGCACCGGTTCGCCATATACCGCCAACGACGTCGATGGGGTGGCCACCTACGCCTTCCCGAACGCGCAGGGGCAAATCCATTTCACCGCAGATGCTGCGGTCGTGGGGCAGAAGTATGACGTCTATGTGCTGTGGTCGATGGCCGGCACACCGGGCCAACCATCGCCTGCATCGGTTAGATTCTACGGTGCCTATGAGCCGTGGACTGAGTCTTCAAAACCTGTCTATGCGAACAAGGTGATTAACCTGGTTCCGCCGCAAGGGTCTGGCATTGTTGAGCGGTCGCAGCTACCATTTTCTTTTACTCGCGAAGATGCGGGCCGGATTTCGCACTTCAAGATTGGCCGCCAGCAGGACTCCGTGGGCGGCACGATGCGCATCCGAGGATTCGAGCTTGTTCCGACGCCTGCGCTGGTTGAAGCGAGCGTCTCGCCTGCCGGCAGCCTGTCGCCGACGAGCTTCAACACGCCTTACTCAGGCACCAAGGTAATCTCGCTGTTGTCGCTGTACACGCCGATCTGGACTACGGCCAACGCGGTCTATGTCGTTGCCCCTGTGACCGTTGGCGGCGTGCAGCAATCGCGTCTGGCGAAGCTGAACAAGAATACGTACGAGATGATCCAGGACGTTCAGCTGACCACCGGCACGCACGATACGACTATCGGGCACCGGGACGGCAGCGTGTGCGTGACGGATGACGGCAAGGTCATCGCTTACGGCGAGGCACACCACACATCCTGGAGGGGCGTGGCATCTTCCACTGAAGACATTTCGGCGCTCGCTGCAACAACCGCGCCTACCGGGCTCGACACGAATTGTTCGTACCGCCGCTTCTTTCGCAACCAGTTCGACGGCAGTATGTGGATGGGCGCGCGCGGCAATGGCTACCTGGCCGGCATCTACAAATGGAACGGCGCCACGTTCGAACGCAAAGGTGCTGATTTCCTCGCTGGTAACGCGGCCTCGTATCTTGGCTCGTATGGTATGGAGATCGCCTTTACGAGCGTCGACACGCTGTACGTCACGACGGAGTTCCTGCAGGGCGACGGACCATTCACGATGTCGGGCTACCCGCGCCAGAACATCAATCTGATCAAGTCGACGGATGGCGGGGCTACGTTCACGACCATGCGCGGCAAGGCGCTGAATCTACCCCTGGTCAGTGGCACCGACGACAGCGACATCGCGTTCCCGAATAACAACTACAACCACAATTCGAGTGTAGCGCGCATCGGCATTGGCGCCGATGGCCAGCCGCTGCTGGTCGCAAGCTGGCAGCACCCGGACGAAGCTTTCCGCAGCCTGTGGGTAGCCAAGTACAACACCATAACCAACAAGTGGGTGCGCACACGTCTGATGGCGCACAACGGCCTGCAGGACGCGGGCACGCCGCATGTTGCGTATCACAACGGGAAGATCATCGTCACCGCTGCGACGACTGACGACAACGTACCGGCCACGCTGGGCACTGCAAACCAGCTGTACCTTTTCACCACCACCGACTCTGGTGCGACGTGGAAAAAGTACGTGATCACGCACCCGGCGGGCGCGTACAGCGGCGCGTACATAGACCAGGCCGCGCTCCGGCTGGATAATAAACTGCGCTTGCTGCCTGATTTTGAGGCGCAGCCCAATTCGGTTATTTGGGAGATGCCGGTTCCAGGGGGCGACACCACGGCGCCAGCGATGGTCGGCAAGATTACGGTGTCCGCTGTTACCACGTCGGGCGCTACGCTGTCGTGCCCAGCGGCTACAGATGCAGTTGGCGTCGCAGGCTATGAATTCAGCATCGACGGCGGCAAAAGCTACAGCCTGATCGCCAATGCTGCCCGGTCGGTGGTGGTTTCTGAACGGCCTGCAAACACCGCGCACTCGGTGCGGATGCGCGCCTTCGACGCCGCTGGCAACCGCGCCACGCCGCTGGAGGAGAGCTTCACCACGTTGGCCGAGCCGCCTGCGCAGAATGCGGTCGTCGCGGCGACCGTTGCTGAGTCCCGCCGGGTCGCGTTCCCGGGCGGAACCCGCGTGGTAGCGTTTGGCACTGTGCCGGGTGCGGCCACGCCGAATGCCCCGTACTTGGAAGCAGGGCGGTGGTGGAGCGAAAAACACCCGCTTGATGAGCGTTATTGGGTGGCCGACATCACGATAGACCTGGACGAGCGCGCCACCACCGCTACGTCGGTGGAACGGATCGTGGCCGGCGTCACAGTGCTCGAGGAGCCCGTCATCCAGGGCAAGCTAATCGCGGTGAAACTGGGCGGGTTTAATGCCGCGACCGGTGCGATTAACTACTGTACCTTCCGCGTTACGTGCGCGAACGGCGAGCGGTTCGACCGCACGGTCTGGTTCAAGCAACCGGTCGGGGCATGGTGGATCAATAAAGATGCCGACGACCAAAGCTATTACGTGGCCGACATCGGTAATGACCTGATCGACAGCGATACAACTGCTACAGCGGTGAAAGCATTTCCGGTCGGTGTAGTTGAACTTGTGCCGGCCGAGATTCAGGGTCCTTTGATACTGGTGAAACTGGGCGGGATGGACACGCTTCCGGCTGGAGTCAATTACTGCGATTTCCGCATCGACTGCGCCAACGGCGAACGCTTCTACCGAAGCATGCAATTTAATAGGGTTGATAACTGATG